CCGGTAAGTGTGGTGCGAAGACCGGCCATGGTACCTGCGAATGCGGTCGTAGCACCGGCGGCACCAGTTGTGCCCTTCATGATCCCCTGGGTCAGAGCATCGATACCTTTCTCCGCAGGTACCATTCCATCAGATACCGCCTTCTGCATCTCTTCAGCACTCATGCCGAACGAGTTGGCGAGGATCTTCAGCGCAGGTATGCCCTGCTGCGCCAAGCGTTGCAGCGTGTCGCCCGTGATGCGCCCGATGGACGTAGCGTCGCCAAGAGCGTCCACAATCGTCTGTACGGACTGTGCAGAGCCGCCTGAGGCCGCCGCAGCTTCACCAACGGCACGGAGGATGCCAGGCACCTTCTGAGCCGACGTGCCGAACGCCACGAGGTTCTTGCCGGCCTCAGCAAACTGGTCGAGGTTGAATGGCGTCCCACGTACCACTTGGAGGATTCCGTCGAGGAGGGAGGCTGCTTTAGCTGCATCGCCCAAGACGACAGTCATTGCCTTCGTCGAGTTCTCGATCGTCGTCATGCGATCGAAGCCCTTGAACAGTGAGGCCGACAGCAAACCACCAGCGGCAATGCCGACAGTGGTAGCCATCGACGTGAAGGCAGTACCGATCATACGTGCATGGTTCTGCACTGTCGCTGCCATACGTGCGCTGGCTCGCTCAACGCCCGCAAACCCATTTGCTACCTGGACGACAGACTTCTCTCCGTGCGAGCCGAAATCGGAGAGTTTGCGTTCAGCACCACCGAGGTCACGGTTGAATCCTCCCGTATCTGCGGAGAGGCGTGCTCGGAGTTCTGCGACTGTCAACATGGTCTGCCTCTATCTTCTTCCGTTGGATGCTGCCGCTTCAGCCTTCTTGCGCTCCTCAGCAACGATGATGTCCCATACCTGCCATTCGGCAAGCTCCGTAGACGAAAGCGGACGGTGACCTGGACTTCCGTAAAGAAGCTCGGCCACCGTCCGGTTCAGTCTCTCGGCAAGGTGGAACAGGTATTGCCGGTGAGGATCACGGACTAGCCGTTTCCCAATCGATCCTGTGCCTCGTCGTCGAACCCTGACATCTGCATCGCCCTGCTGGCGATACGTTCGACGACTGCTCCGTTCTTGCCGGAGAGCATCTGCTCGTCTTCGGCCTTGAACGCCAGCTCACCCGATGCGGGGTCGTACGCCGATGCGATCAGCACTCGTGCGTAGAGCTTGTCCATGATCGGGCGCCCGGTATTCTGGTCGGTGGAAGCTGCCAAGCAGATACCACGCTCCCCCGCAGTCATCGATCGCAGTTCGAGCTCCACATCCCACTCGGGAACGGGGAACAGCTCGATCTGAATGTCATCTGCGCCGGCCACCCGATCACGGATGGAACCTTGCACTGTCTGGGCCACTGCTTCTGTCTTTGCCTTGGGCACTGTTACTCCTTGGTTGGTTGCTAGCCCGACGAGACTAGCTGAAGGTTCCTCGGACCGGGAGGCCCTGGTTGCCGTCGTGCTCCAGCGTGCCGCTGATGGTCACCATGTCCGCAACCGGCGTGGTCACGTCATAGCTGCCGAGGAACACTTCGAGCGTGTACTTGATCATGCCTGCCGTGTTGCCGACCGGGCCGTAGATGGCCGTGCTCGTCGTGGCCTTCTGCATGATGCCCTCGATGTACCCGTCGACCGTTGCGTCGAACTTACCCGAGAAGCTGATCTTCGAGTCTCGAAGACCGGGGGTCTTACCCTTGTGGTTCCGACCGAACGTGGTCGAGTCCGCAAGATCGAGGCCGAGGTTGCTCTGAATGTTGTCGAGGTAGGTCGACCAGTTACGGGAAGTACCGCCTGCGTCTTCCACTTCGAGATAGCCCGTCTTACCGTGACCGAATGCCATTGCACTGCTCCTTGTTTGGTTTGCTGAGAGAACTAGGTGGTGGGGATGTTGAATCGAGCGACTGAGATCGCCCAGTGTGACGTTCCGACGCCAGCAGATGTGAGACGAGCACGCATGTACCGCTTGACGGCGAGGCCGTTGGTTGCGACACGCTCGGTTCCCGATGCGGTGGTACCTGCGGCGACGACGTCTGTTTCTGCACCGGCGAGCGATGCCCAAGAGACGTTGTCCGAGCTGTGCTCGATGACCCACTGAGCAGTGTCGTCGAGAGTGTTCTCGAAGCAGTGCCAGTTCATGACGTAGCCGTGGGTGCGCTCCGTGATGACCGTGGGGCCAGCCGGGATGGTGCCGAGATCCGTGAGGGTTGTAGCCGGATCAGCAGTGGCAGTGTCATAGCTGGTGTGAGGGTTGAGGAGACTCACGCCCGAGAACACGCCGAGGTTGCCACCGACACCGACCGAGATCGTCACGACGCCGCCGATGGGCGTGGTCACGTCATATGTGCCGATTGCACCGGAGCACTGCGATGTACGAGTACCGATCGGAGCGACAAGGCCATCGGGGATGACTGTCACCGGAACGTCGATACCGTCATCCAAGTACGCCTGGATGATCTCATCGATTGCGCCGGTTGCTCCGTCGTACAGCCCCTGAAGATTGATGCTGCCATCTCCCATACCTGGGACCTTGCCCTTGTGGCGACGACCAAACGTCGTGCCATCGGCAAGCTCTGCCGAGAACGAACGATCAGCTTGATTGAGGTAGGCCGAAACGTCGTAGTCACCTACGGCGATGAAGGCCCCCATTCCATGTACGAGTGCCATAGCTGCTCAGTCCTTCTTTCCGTTGATCTCTTCGATCCATCCATCGTTGAGCATCCAGCCCACCGAGACGGACGGGACGGCATCGGTGGTTTCGCCTTCGAGCACGGTCTGCTCGATGCCATCGCTGTCGATGAACTTGATGTACGGGATCGAGACCCGATACTTCTTCCTGCCGCTTGCTGCGGGCTTGGCCTTTGGCTTCGTCTGTGGCATCTCCACCCTCCATAGGTGTGTGCTGCGCAGACGGACCCCGGCTACGGGATTCGATGTTCACCGGCCACGCAGCAAGGGCACTCGTTTGGTTGTTGGACCGAGATAGTAGGCGAGCTACTGGGTCTGTGGTGAACCCTGGACCTGCTCGCCTGCTTTGTTGTGGCTCTTGCACCTCGAACACATGATGTTGTACGGCGCAGTTATGAGCTGTGCCAGCAGACGATCACACTTCCAGCACCGCAAGAAGCCAATAGTCTGTGCGCCCTCTGGCTGCCTCGAAACGTCGACCGGCTTGCCGTCGATTGGCTCGCCGAATGCGTTGGTGGCGCTCATACCTGCTTGGAAACGTCAAAGTTGCACGAGAAGATCGGGTTGTTCCGAGCGTTCTTCCTGAGCAACGACGGAACGTCTGTCGAGCCGATGCGGTAGTAGTGGGTGCCGTTGATGTCGATGTTCGCCACGACCATCAGCCCCTTCCAAATCTGCTCGACAGTTGTCTTGGCTTCTGCGTACGTCGCATCTCGAACCATGAGCTGCAACCGAGGCCGTGTGACCGGCGGAAGGTCATTGCCGAACACTTCGTCTGGACCTGCACCGGGAGTTGCGATAACTGCGACACACTTGATCGGCTCGTCAGGCAGAAGATCACCAAAGAAGTTGGTGCCAACCACAAGGCCGGTGGTAAGAGTCGGTACGAATACGAGCATGTCTTCTACGAGACTCATAGGTGTGCCTGCATCCTTGTCTTGAGGCGGTTACCGAAACCTGGCAGTGCTGCATTGACTGGTTTCTCTAGGTACTTGTTCTTGCCCTGCCCCCAGTTCGGAGGAGCTTCATGCACCTCTTGTGCATAGGCGGCTGCTGCCGTACCTGCATCTCCATAACTGAGGCTTACCTCGGGTCCGTTGCGCCCCATGAACGGCTCGCTCACATGTCCGGTAAGGCGGAGCGCACCAGAGAGGACAGGAACGTAGTTCGACTTCGAGTCGTCCATAATCATGCTCCCCTCTTCATAGAGCGCAGCCATGAGAGCCCTGTCCATATCTGCCGACACTGCCTTGTAGTGCTTCCGGTGCTCGACCTTGAACTGAATGCCGCTCATCAGACGATCACCACTATCGAGTGGAGCATGTCGGGGTCGAAGTCGAACCGCTGGATACGTGCGATCTTCCACACCGTTCCATCGGGAAGCACAACCTTGTCGTCGAGCTGCACCTCGATATCTTCGACAGTGATCGACGACCCCGAGTCCTTGTCGTCCTCGTTGGTGGAACGCTGCTTCATCTCCATGGGGTCGACGTAGGCCCTGCGCACACGCTCCGCACCTGCGGCACGCTCTCCGTATGCGTTGGATGCCCCAGCCGCAATGATCGTCACGAAGTGGGGGTACTCACTACAGCAATCGCTAGATGTCGTATCCACTGTCCCGACGCCCTCTCTCCTCGTAGCCATCAGACTCATAGATGCTGCGCTCGGCAAACAGCGGGCGAACATCTGTGTCCATCCGACGAGCATCGTCATCGGACCTGCGCCACCCTGCCGCCCACGGAATCGCCGAAGACTGTCCTGCCGCCTGCTGCTTGAGATCAGCGGCCAACTCCTTGTAGTGCTCATACTTCTGCGAGTACGAACGGGAAAGGCTGCCAACCGACTTGTCCATGCACCTAGCCATCTTGGCGGCGATGGCGAGGCATACATGCGATGCTGCCTCATAGACGTTGGGGTGCATCGACAGCATGTACGAGATTTCTTGATCCGTGATGAGCTGGTCAGCCGAGTCCGTGTCGCCTACCAGGAAGCGGATCTGGTCACGAGGGCTTGAGGTGGGGTCGCCCCCATATGTCCACGATGACGTAGCGATGTCATCGAGCAACTCGAAGTCGAACTCATGCGACAGTTCAAGGCCGGCGTCGATTGCACGTATGACGAGCTTGTGCGCTCCGACCGGAACCGTATCGAAATCACCATCGGCCCAAGTGATGACGAGGTTCGGAGTACCAGTCGGACTTGCACCGGAGCCAGCGGCACCAGTGATACCTGTGGTCTTGGCGAAGTGCTCGACCCCGCCGCTTTGGATCTCCACCTCGAACGAGTCGTATGTAGAGAGGTTGATGAGTTGCCCCGTATCGTCCCGCCACCACAGACGGATCGGCAGGTTCTCACTTGTGGCTCGATATTGGATCATGGCTACCTCTTGTTCTGCTGCCGGAAATCAGCATCGTACTTGCTGCCAGTTCCGAACCGTGGGTCGATGGTGTGGTCGTAGTTACTCCCCGCACTTATCGGAAGCGGTATACGTCTTGGGTCGATATCAAAGTCCACGCCGAAAGGCGGGAACGATGGGGGAGCGACGATGGTCGCAGCACCGCCTAGGGCGTCCGTAGAGCCGACAAGCGATCGACCGATGGTGAATGCCGCCACTAGACCTCCCGTGCCCTTAGACAGGCTTGCAGCGTGGTCACCCGATCTCCCCCTCTACCTCGCTGAAGATACGGAGTAGTGCCACCCGCAACTTGAGAATGGTAGTGATTGTCGTGTCGCTGGCGATAACTGTCAGCTTGTTGAATCGGCATCGTCTGTAGAGCCGTGCATCCCCACCAAGTGCTATTCAGGGTCGTGCAAGCTGTCAACTTCCAGTTGTTTCCTGATGGCGTCGGCATCGTCGTGAGTGCCAAACAGTTGTTGAAGGTCTGCGTCATGTTCGTGACGCCGGTGCTCGACGACACGAGGAGGAGCGTGAGGTTTGGATCGGTCACGGCGT